CCGGAGGATGGAAAAGAAGTTTTATGCACAGATGGGAAATACATCTATTTAGTAGAGTATGATGCGGACTTAGACGCAGCGTTCGGAGAAGTGGATGGAATTATAGAATGGCAGCCACTTCCAAAACCATACAAGGAGGAATAACATGGACATTTTAATCACAATCGCATTCCTAGCCCTGTATTACATCCTGGGGCTTGGAACAGTGATTGCCCTAAAGACAGGATTGGAAGAGGATGTAAAACTAGAAGGTGCGGATTACCTGATGGCTGCGGGATTTCCGATACTGTTATTTGTGGTGTTTTTGGATTGGATTGTGCGAAAGATAGTGAGGTAGGAAGATGAAAAAGTTTAAATGGAAAGAATTTAAAAATAAATACAATAAGATTGCGGTGTACTGTAAGACTGAGGAGGAAGCGAAAGACTTCTGCAAGCAGATGCACAAACATAGGATGAAGTGGTGTAACGGAAAAAGTTATTTGAAAAATACAAATTATATGCGCAACGAAGGAACGTGTTATTACGGAAACGGAGAATATTCGACTCGTGATTTTGCGGAAAAGTACAATTATAAAATCTTAGAATGGAGTGATTACATGGACAAAGAATTTACCAAGGCAGATTTGAGAGATGGGATGGTAGTTGAGCAAAGAAATGGTGAAATGTATCTTGTATTGGCCGGGATGGTAGTGAGAAGAGGCGGACGCAATCATATAGGCGGTTATGATGATGACTTGAAATGGGAAGGTTATACAGGAAGAGACATCGTTAAAGTCTATAGAATTACTCCGGAATCACTCGGATGCATAGAAGATGTGTTTATTAAAAGCGACCTTGAACTCATTTGGGAGCGCAAAGAACCAAAGAAAATGACAGTGGAAGAAATGCGGAAGAAGTTGGAAGAGCTGACCGGAGAGGAAATTGAGGTGGTGTAGGAATGACAAGAGAGACTATGAAGCGCAGAAAGGAGACAGCAGACCCCGTGAGAAAGATAGAAGCATACAAGATGGCAACGAGAAAGCCCTGTGAGACAGCTTTAAAGCAACAGGAGCATAAAGCCTTTGCCTGTGACTTTAAAGGCGGCGAGAGGGCAAATAAGGACGCTGTGGAGTACATAGCAGAGAAATACAACATAAAAGAGCGGATCCCGGGAGGTGATTGAATTGGACAAGAAAACACTGAAAAAGTATAAGCCAAACAAAGATAGACTTATCCGGATTGAGAACCAGATACAAGAACTTTGCGAACGGGAACCAACTGTTGTTATGGGGAAAGTAACAGGATCCAGCGCAGATTTTCCGTACACCGAAGTGAGAACGTCTGTACAAATGTATGACCCTTACGAAGAAGAGAATGTAAGACGGCAGATCAGAAGAAAAGAAGCGGATAGGCTACTGATTCTGAAGGAGCAGAAAGAAGTTGAAGACTACATAAATGGGATTGATGATCCGGAGATTAAAGAGATATTTGAGTTGGCATTTGTGGAAGGTAAGAAGCAGCAAGAGGTTGCAGACATCATTGGATATACCCAGGCGCGAGTATCGCAGATTATAAGCGCACAGCTTAAAGATTTATAGCATTTATATTTTACTTATGCTATAATTATCCTAGAACGATTGTATATTGTTCTAAAACAATCTTTCCAAACATTCAGAACACCGCCGGACTTTTACCCTTTCTTGTCTGGCGGTGTTTTTACGCCGTGGTCAGTTGGGACAAGCGGGTTCGATCCCTGCACACGGTTTAGTAGCATATCACGGTAAATATTAAAAATCCGGAATGCCGTGGAAGTGCTACGGAGTGATATCACAAAACGCAGATATCCGCAGATCTGCCAGAACAACAAACAAAAATAGATTCAGCAATCTATATTTAGTGTAATCAGCGTACCCGAGTGCGGATAGGGTAAAGGATGTCAATAAAGGGCATCCTATGGGTGTATAGCTCAGTAGGTAGAGCAATCGGCTGTTAACCGATGTGTCGTAGGTTCGAGTCCTGCTATACCCGCTGTGGACTACTTCAAGTTCCCTCCTTTTTTATAAATTTTGATTGTGTACTTGGTTATTTTGGTTTTTGTTGGCATTTGTAATTCTTTCGAGCAGTAGTCCTGAATTCTTGGCATCCAGAGATGGGTGCTTTTATTATGTTTTAAAGGTGGTGGGTCGGATGGCAAAAGGTAAATATCAGGAATGGCTAGAGCCGGAAGGCTTGCTAAAGATAGAGGGATGGGCGAGAGACGGTCTGACGGATGAACAGATTGCAGATAATATCGGGATTTCCAGAAGCACATTAAATAGCTGGAAAGACAAGTATTCGGACATTTCGGACACCCTAAAAAGAGGGAAAGAGGTCGTTGATCGTCAAGTCGAGAATGCTCTGTTAAAACGTGCGCTCGGATATGAGTACACGGAAACAACCAGAGAATACATACCGGAACTTGATGAGATGAAAACTACGAAAAAGGTCACAAAGCAAGTAGTACCAGACACAACAGCCCAGATCTTTTGGCTGAAGAACCGGAAACCAGACAAGTGGAGAGATAAGCAGGAATACGAGGACAGAACAGCAATTGAAAAGCTTGATGAAATCTTGAAAGGATTGCATGACAATGCAGCTAAGCAAAAAACAGAATGAATACATCATAAACGCAACTCATAGATGGAATATCAAGTCCGGAGCGGTTCGTTCTGGAAAGTCTTTTGTAGACACTGCTTATATCGTGCCTAAAAGAATCCGAGAGAGAGCTGGACTTCCCGGCTTAAATGTAATCATGGGTGTCTCCAAAGAATCCATAGAGCGAAACGTACTCCAACCGATGAGAGAGATCTATACCAGTGATCTAATCGGGAACATTAACAACCGGAATGTGGCAAGAGTATGCGGAGAGGATGTTTATTGTCTCGGTGCAGAAAAGGTCAGTCAGGTCGCGAAGATACAGGGAGCGTCCATTAAGTACTGTTACGGCGATGAGATAGCAAAATGGAACAAAGAGGTGTTCCAGATGCTTAAATCCCGTCTCGATAAGACGTATTCCTGTTTTGATGGAGCTTGCAACCCGGAGAATCCGACACATTGGCTAAAAGAATTTCTCGACAATAAAAAATTAGATATCTATTTGCAGAGATACACGATTTTCGACAATCCGTTTCTGGATCCAGATTTCGTGGAGAAGCTCTGCATCGAATATGACGGTACCGTTTATTATGACCGGTTGATTCTTGGTCTATGGAAACGAGCAGAGGGAGCGATTTACCGCAAATTTGCAGATCATCCGAAAGATTTTGTCAAAGAGCCGACTGCATCCGATCTGACAGAGATTGTCATTGGCGTGGACTTTGGTGGTAATAAGTCTGGTCATTCTTTCGTGGCAAGAGGGTATGACCGAGACAATAATGTATACGGATTGAAGAGTATCCGATACATGAATACGGACACGAAAAGGTTTAAAGAGGGAATTGATTCAAACATTCTGAATGATCTTCTTATTCAATTTGTTGATGAGGTGCAAGAAAAGTATGGAAAGGTTGATTTTATTTACTGGGATAACGCGGAGACTACGCTCGGCCAGAGTATACGGAATGCCATGATGAAAGCGCATCCGAATGTAATTGTGAGACCGGCTAAGAAAATTAGGATAAAAGACCGGATTGAGTGCGTCTTAAAGCTCATGGGAGCTGGGCGCTTTTTTATTACAGAGGATTGCGAAACATTATCGATAGCATTACAAGAAGCGGTGTGGGATGAAAAAGCATTAAAAGACGATCGTCTGGATGACGGAAGTAGTGATATTGATACACTGGATGCATTTGAGTACACGATAGAACGCGACATTAAAATGCTGACAGAGTGAGGTGCAAGATGTTTAAGTTTATTAACAAGGTTATTACAGGAGTGTTTAACATGATAAGCAGAACCACGATGAAGCAGGTGTTGAGAGAATCTCCTGCAATTACAAGCACAATGGTGCAGAAAATAAATGAATGGAACAGCATGCTCTCTGGGAATGCAGACTGGTGCAAGGATTATGTGAAGTCCCTGAGGATTGAACAGGGGATATGTAGAGAGTTTGCAGATGTTGTGCTGTCGGAAATGGAAATAAAAATATCGAACGATAAGCTCTTAAAACTGTTTGAGAAAACCACAGAGAGCCTGAATGAGAATCTACAGGACGGTCTTGGACTTGGTTCGTTCTGCCTAAAACCCCTTGGAAATGAACAGGCAGAGTTCGTGACAGCAGATAAGTTCATCCCGGTGAGCTTTGGAAATGATGAGAAGCCGAACGATATAGTCTTTCTGGACTTCCGAGACATAGACGATGCAAAGTATTATGTTCGCCTGGAGCGGCACAGTATCAAAAACGGATTCCTCGAGATCACAAACGAAGCCTATTGCTCATCCACAAGATATGGATTTGACCGGAAAATCTCTCTGGAAAGCTTAGAAGCATGGGCTGGACTGCCGGAGCATGTAGCGTATCCGGGAGTAAGGGAGATGGATTTTGGGTACTACAGAAATCCGATAAAAAACAGGGTTGACGACACGCCATGCGGTGTGTCTATTTTTGATTCCGCGATCAACCTTATTGAGAGAGCTGATGTGCAGGGAGCAAGGATAGACTGGGAATTTGAATCCGGAGAGAGGGCAATCCACGTGGACGCTGCAGCCATTAAGAGAGAGCCAGATGGACGGAATGGAGTATCTAAGCTAAGCAAGCGCTTATATGTTGGAATCGACAGCGAGGAAGGGTTTTACAAAGAGTTCTCGCCGGAATTCCGGGAAGAGAATCTAATAAACGGTCTAGATAACTACCTCAGACAGATCGAGCTTGTAGTCGGACTTGCATTCGGAGATTTAAGCAATCCGCAGAGCATCGACAAGACAGCCACAGAAGTAAAAGTATCCAAAAACCGGAAGTACAACCGAGTAAAGGCGATTCAAGATAATTTAAGGGACTGCTTAGAGGATTTTGTAAGAGGTATGGCGTTCCACGAGGGGATGCTTCATTCCGGATATGAGTTTATCTGCAGTTTTAAAGATTCGATCCTGACAGACGAGGAAACGGACAGACAACTGATGCTAAATGAGATAGCAGCCGGAATCAGATCACACTGGGAGTACAGGGTTCGATTCCTCGGGGAGGATGAAGAAACTGCAAAAGCGAATGTGCCGGATCAAGGTGGAGTAATGGAGTGATAGGTAATGGATAAGCCAGATGTCGTAAAAACGTCTCTCAGAATGGAATCTATCTGGATGGATGCTGAGAACCGGATCATACAGGATATCGTTCGCAGGATACGCAAGACCGGAAAGATCACATCCACTGCAGATTACCAGATTAACAGACTGGTAGAGATGGGGAAGAGCACCGAAGAGGTGGAAAAAATCCTAAAAGATGCTCTGAAAGCTACGTACCCGGAGATGTTTAAACTTTATGACGATATAGCAGAGTGGCAGTACGTGCGAGATAAAAGCATATATGAGCAGGTTAATAGAGAATTTATACCAGCAGAGGAAAATGAACAGCTCAAGCAGGTGTCACAGGCTGTCAGAAAGCAGACACAGGACGAGTTGCATAACCTTGCAAGGTCTTATGGATTCTCGGTCTTAATGGGTAATCGTCGCGTATTTATGCCGTTTTCGGAGTATTACCAGCGATATGTCGATATGGCAATCACAGACGTGATAAGCGGTGCCTTTGATTACAACACGGTCATCCGTAGAGTTGTCACACAGATGACGAACAGTGGGTTAAGAACCGTGGACTACGCTACAGGATACAGCAACAGAGTACATGTGGCAGTGCGAAGAAGCGTATTGACTGGAGTATCGCAGATCACAGGAGAAATGAACAGGATCAATGCTGACAAGCTTGGCACGAATTATTACGAGGTAGACTGGCATCCAGGAGCCAGACCGGAACACCGCAAGTGGCAAGGAAAAGTGTACAGCAAAGAAGAACTGGTGTCTGTATGCGGTCTTGGAACTGCTACTGGTCTACAAGGAGCTAACTGCTACCATGACTATTACCCATTTGTAAAAGGCGTGTCTGAGCGGCAGTGGTCGGACGAATGGCTAAGAAAGCAGAATGCCATAGAAAGCAAGATAAAGCGGTGGCAAGGAAAAGAGCTGGATGTCTATGGAATCACACAGCAACAGCGAAGAATGGAAACCGCAATGAGAGCGCAGCGGTCTAAAATCGTGGCACTAAAGACTGCCAGAGCGGATGCGGATCAGATCTTAAACATGCGAGTGAAATACAGAGCACAGCTGTACGAGTACACCAAATTCTGCCGGCAAATGGGCGTAGAGCAACAAAGAGAACGGATATACATGGATATGTTAGGGAGAGTCGCATAGGCGGCTCTTTTATTTTGTCCTGCCAAATGACGAGAAACTGGGTACTTACTTGAGACATGTGGTGCGACCACGAGAAAAAGCGAAGCGAAAGGAAGATGAAGCATGAAAAGAGAGTTTTTAGAAGAAATGGGATTGGAAAAAGAACAGATTGACAAGATTCTGGATGCCAATTCCGCAGATGTCGGAAAAGCAAGAAGAGATTACGACAACATCAAATCTGAGCTTGATACGACAAAACAGCAGCTTGCAGACGCAAACACGGCTATCGAGGGGTTCGGAGATTACGAAGAAATTAAAGGACAGGTGGCTGATTACAAGCAGAAGTATGAAGCATCAGAGGCGGAGAAAGTGCAGATCAAACAGGATTATGAGTTTAATGGAAAACTTGAATCCGCAGCGAAAAAGCATGGTGCGAGAGCGTTAAAAGCAGTGCTCCCGTTTCTGAAAACAGATGATCTAAAAGCGTCTAAAAATCAAGATACAGACATCGAGAACGCTTTTAAAGAGCTGAAAGAGAACGAAGAAAGCAAGTTTCTATTTGCAGACGATGAACCAATTAAGAATCCGGTTCTTGGCGGCGGAGCAGAGAAACCGGGTGCTTTTGATGCGGTAGCAGCTGCTATGGGACTCACAGAAAAAGATTTTAAATGATAAGGAGATAAGATATGGCAAATTCAATTACGCTTAGAAAACAGTATTCCACAATGCTCGACCTCGTGTACAAGAAAAGCTCACTCACATCCGTTTTGGATGGTCCGAGTGATCTGATCCGCGAGGGAGCAAACGCGAATGAGATTTTAATTCCAAAAATGTCCATGCAGGGACTTGCAAATTATGACAAGTCTGCTGGATATGTAAATGGTGATGTAACTCTCGATTACGAGACTGTTAAATGTACCTATGACAGAGGACGTAAATTTAACGTTGATGCTATGGATAACATCGAGAGTGCTGGTGTTGCATTCGGACGTCTGGCTGGAGAATTTATCCGTACACAGGTAGTTCCAGAGCTGGACGCATGGAGATTTTCACAGTACGCACAGATTTCCGGTATTACATCTGCAAACGGCGCACTTGCAGATGGCAAAGCCACTCTCGCAGCATTAAGAGCAGCGAGAAACGCGATCGAAGATGCAGAGGGAGATGTATCTACATGCTATCTGTTTATTAACCCGGCTCTTGTAGGCATGGTTGAAGATCTGGATACGACAGCATCTAAGAGAGCACTGGATGGATGGGCTGGCATTATTAGAGTTCCATCCGCAAGATTCTACACAAAAATCGATCTGACCGCAAACGGTGCCGGTGGTTTTGTGAGGAACACACAGGGTAAAGCGATTAACTTTATGGCGATTGACAGAAACGCTGCTATCCAGTACCAGAAACACACTGTTCCGAAGATTATTTCTCCGGATCAGAACCAGTCTGCTGATGCTTATATGTACGCATACAGAACGGTTGGAATGTGCGATGCATACAAAAACAAGCTGAAAGGAATCTACTGCCACCACGTGGGGGAATAATTCCCTCTGACGATGTAGCCTTAGTTGGCAGAGGGAAAGTCGGAAAGGCAAAAGTAGGAAAAGCAAAATAGTATAATGGAGGTATTCAAAATGGCATACGAACCAACTACATGGAATAATGATGACGTTATTACAGCAGAGAAACTGAATAAGTTAGAGCAGGGCGTGAAGAACGAGCAGGTTGGGCCAGCAGGGCCAGCAGGGCCAGCAGGGCCAGCAGGGCCAAAAGGCGATCAGGGTGCGCAGGGACCAAGTTACATTCTTCCAGCGGCAAGCAAAACAACACTGGGCGGTGTGAAACAGGCTGCGCTTGTAGCAGAAGCGGCAGGAGAGAATGTAACAAAGGCGGAATTCAAAGCTCTTCTTGATGCATTAAAGGCAGCCGGACAGATGGCAAGAGAGTAAAAGGAGCACCTATGTTAGTAGACTACAGTTACTACATTGAGGATTTCGGGGGAGAGAAAATCTCCTCTGAGTCCGATTTTAAAAGAATCAGAAATTTGGCAGAAACGCATCTTTGCAACTTTACGTTTAACAGAATTAAAAATGATGTAGAGAATGAGCATTTGATTAAATCGTGTATTTGTGAAATGTGCGATACAATCTATGACATGACCTTAAAAGACGGCGGAAAAGTTAAAAAGTCCGAAAATACAGACGGGTACTCTGTGTCTTATGTAACAGAGCGTATTGACGGACAGGACACAGAAAAAGCGCTTGAGAATAAGCTGTACCGGATTGCGAAAGTCTATCTCGGTAATACTGGCTTACTGTATCGCGGAGTATGCTAATAAATTCAGACGCCACCCTGTACAGCCGGAAGTATAACCCGTCTACTCGGCTGGATGAGTGGGAACGAACCTACATCCCGGAAGTGTGGTGGTACAAAAACGAAAAGTCGCAGATCACGACAGATGGATTAAAGCAAGCAGACACCTACACCGTCAGAATCCCGGACACGAGCGTGGCTGTCAAAAAAGATGATTATCTTGTAAAAGGAGATTGTAAGGTTGACATGCAGACCATCAAGGATTTGGATGGGCTGGATAAGACCAGAGTCACATCTGCAAACTACAATACTTTTGGCGGCAATCCGCATATTAAGGTGGTGGGAATATAATGGCAAAAGGAAAGAAAAAATTCCAGATTGAGACGCCGAGAGGTAAGATATCAACTTACACGATTTCCAAGGGAAATTTGAAAGGAAGGACAATAGCGAGACTCGACTGGAATCCGAACTTTAGACCGAATATGGAATCCGGTTTCGCAAACGCACAGGAGTTTGTTGATTCTGAGTGCATCCGGCGTATGAACCCGGAGACTCCAAGACGGACAGGAGCACTGGCTAAGTCACCGACTCTTGGCAGCGTGATCGGCAGTGGTGAAATCGACCAGATTGCGCCTTATGCACGTAGACAGTATTACGAGCATAAGGAAAAATCACGATGGTTCGAACGCATGAAGAACCGGCACAAGGACTCTATCTTGAAAGGAGCTGCGAACTATGTCAAATCTCACTGACAGTGTCAGATCGTACATCCTCATGTGCCCGTTTTTAAGTGATGGGCGTGTAAATGTGGACTATATCGGAACAGATATGGGATATTCAATCGACCCTCTTCCGTGTGATCCAATTATCCAGAGATATATGGATGGTGGAGCAAAAAAGCAGTTCCAGTTTGCATTTACAAGCCAAGAGGAATACGATCAGGACGCAAGGATAAATATTGAGAACAGCGGATTCTTCCAAAGTTTTGAGGAATGGCTGGAACAGCAGAGTTTTAATGGCAATCTGCCGGAACTCGGAGAAAAGAAGAATCCAATATCGATCGAAACTTTAAACAGCGGCTATCTGTACGATATGAATGGTGAAAATGCCAAGTATCGCATAGAGTGCCGCTTAATTTATGCACAGGAGGTATAAATATGGCAGAGAAAAAGTCTGAATTAGTTGGACGCCACAAACGGGTGGCATACATGAACACGGACGCTACCGGAAGTTCGCCAAAATTCGAACGCATGATGAATTTTACAACCATGACAAATGGGAAAAACCCAAAAGAGTATTCCAGGCAGTACGTGGATGAAATCGCGGAGCGTGCGGACGTTGTAGGGTACGCGCCGGCAATCGAATATTCGTTTGACCGGTACACAAATAACCCGGTACACGAAAAAATCGCAACAATCCACGATGGTGAAAAACTTGGAGATGACGCACATGTAGAGGTTGTAGTTGTCGATTTCTTCAAGAAAAGTGACAAGGGCGATAAGTGTTACGCTACAAAAAGAACCTATGCGGTTATCCCGGATTCTGACGGAGATGGAACGGATGCGCTTGTGTATAGCGGATCTCTTAAATCTGTGTCCGACATCGAGGAAGGATACGTTACAGAAACCGATTTTACAAGCAAGACGGTTACTTACACAAAAGGTGATTACGCAGCAACTGACTGAAAGAAAAGGAGGGGGAGCCAATGAGCCAGTGGAAATGGAATGACGTAGAGCTTGAAATCGATATGGACGATGTAGAGTTTTTGGAAAGGTATGAAAAGGTATTTGAAAACATCGAGCCGAGGGAGAAGAATCTTGAAAAGGTTGGAAAAATATCTGAAATAACCAGAGAATATTGTTTGCTGTTTTATGATATTTTTGACGGAATTTTCGGAGAAGGTACTTCTGAAAAACTTTTTGATGGGAAAATGAATTTGAGAGTTTGCGAAGAGTGCTATGATTCGTTCATTGCTGTATGTGAAAAAGAAATCAATGCCGTAAACAAAAGAAGAAATTCTGTTGTTAGCAAATATGCTCCGAATAGAGCTCAGAGACGTGCAAAGAAATAACATGAATTTTTTCTATGAAGAGTTACCAAACACGGTAAATGTGAAAGGTGAAAACATCAAGATCATTACGGATTTCCGTGAATACATCAGACTTTTGGATATGTTAAAAGACCAAGAGCTTGATGCTCTTCAAAAATTTGCAATCATACAGCAGTATTTTCTTGATGACATAGTCGCAGACGAAGAAGCTATAAGTGCATTGTCCTGCTTTATAACGATGGATGCAAATTGCGTAGAGGCTGCGGAGACAGGTGATTGTGGGAGACCACAAGAAAAGCCGAAGAAAAATTTGTTCTCGTACTCCATTGATTATCCATATATATTATCCGGCTTTCTCAGAGATTATGGGATTGATTTAATCGACATTAAATATATGCACTGGTGGAAATTCCGGATGCTTTTCGATGGTCTGTCTGACGATACGGAAATCAAGCAGCGAATAATGTACCGCAGCGTTGATTTATCGGAAATCAAAGACAAAGAAGAGAGAAAACGAATTAAAAAGATCCAGAAATCAATTCAATTGCCATCTGAGAGTCTGACGGATTATGATATCGGAAACGCTTTCATGTGAGGTGATGAAGATGGACAAAATAAAGAAACCGCCACTGATAAGAAAGTGGTATAGATGTCCGGTGTGCGGGTGCAAACTCTTGATTTATGATAATACAACTGTCTGTACCAATGTATTTATTAAGTGCCGGACATGTAAAAAAGAAGTAGAGATTAAGATTTAAGCACTTTAAATTGAGCCATTGAGCCTGTGCTATCCATAAAGGAGGGATAGTATGGGTTATGATGGCTCATTAAAATTTAATACAGAAATAAGCGAATCTGGATTTAATTCAGGAATTTCCAAACTTGGCAGTGTCGCAAGTGGTGGATTGAAAGTGATTGCCGGATCAGTAGCTGGCGTTGCTGCAGCATTTGGGGCAGTGTCTAAAATGTCTCTTGATTCTGTTGCAAGCTTGGAGCAAAACATAGGCGGCGTTGAGACGCTATTTAAAGATAGCGCACAGACAGTGATTGATAACGCGAACAATGCGTATAAGACAGCTGGTGTATCCGCAAATAAGTACATGGAGACTGTGACAAGCTTTTCTGCATCACTTTTACAGGGGCTTGGGAATAACACCGCAGAAGCTGCTAAAATAGCAGATATGGCAATGGTAGACATGTCTGACAATGCGAATAAATTTGGATCCAACATGACAGATATCCAAAACGCTTATCAGGGATTTGCGAAGCAGAACTACACAATGTTGGATAACCTGAAACTTGGATATGGTGGAACGCAGGCTGAAATGATCCGCTTGATTAACGACAGCGGCATTCTCAACGAAAAAATAGAGAATCTTGACAATGTGTCGTTCGACCAGATCATTCAGGCAATCCACAAGATTCAAGAAAATATGGGTATTGCCGGAACGACAAGCGCAGAAGCATTGACTACTATAGAGGGTTCTGTGCAATCCGCAAAAGCAGCGTTTGATAACTTTTTGAATGGTTCAAGTTCACCTCAGGAGTTGGCAGATGCTGTAAAGGCGGCGGCTGAAAATATAACGAACAATTTAATGCAGATTGTTCCAAGACTTGCAAAAGAACTTCCAGAGGTTGGAAACCTGTTGATGGAAAGTCTTTCACAGTCGCTTAATTCCGGAAAACTCGGAGAAATGATGCAGATAGGCGGGCAAGTCATTTCGAATATCACAACCGGAATCATTCAGTCGTTGCCTGGAATCGTAACTGCGTCAGCGCAAATCATAAGTTCGTTTGCAGAAAATATCAGCACAAGTATACCGCAACTGTTGTCGTCTGGGATCCAGATCATACAGGCAATAATAGACGGGATGATGCAGGTATTACCATCTGTTGGATTGCTTATAACTCAACTTATTACAACCCTATACGAGCAGATAACATCTCAGGGGCCAGGTTTGTTGCAGCAAGGCTATGAATTGTTGAACAATCTGATTGACGGATTTGTAAAGGCAATCCCAGAAGCGCTGCCGAAAGTGCTTGATTTTATACAAGGAATCGGAGAAAAGCTTGCAGAAGCTGCACCTGTAATGATTCAAAAAGGTTTTGAGTTGCTACAGAAATTGGTCGAGGGAATCGTGACCGCAATACCGATATTGATTGAGCGAGTCCCAGAGATTATCTCTACATTCGCAAACATTATTAACGACAATTTCCCAACGATTTTAATGAAGGGCGCGGAATTGCTTGGGCAGTTGGCACTCGGGCTTATTCAGGCAATACCAACTCTGATTGCAAATATTCCCCAGATCATAGCAGCTATTGTCGACGTGCTGATGGCGTTCCAGTGGTTAAGCCTTGGCAAGAGCATAATTAAGTTCTTGGGTGATGGCATTACGTCTATGGTCGGATTTGTAAAAACAGCCGGGACTAATATATTAAACGGAATTAAAGGTTCTATTCAGAATCTGCCTTCAACGCTTGCTAATATAGGAAAGTCTGCAATTCACAATCTCGGGAGCACAATAAGCGGCATGGTGTCTTATGTGAAACCCGCCGCTCTAAAAATCGCGTCCGGAATTGAAACGGCAATACTGACGCTGCCTGGTAAGATGGCATCAATTGGCAGCAATATTGTACAGGGACTGTGGAACGGAATATCCAACATGACTGGTTGGATTATTGACAAGATTGGAGGATTCGCAAGCAGTGTTGTTTCGTCCATCAAAGATTTCTTTGGTATACATTCCCCATCCAGAGTTATGCGAGACCAAGTCGGGAAATACCTTGCAATGGGTGTAGGCACTGGATACGAAAAGTATATGCCGTACAAAGAGATGAAAAAAGTATCCGGTAAGGTGGTGTCTCAGTTGTCCGCATCTGTGAGCGGTATAACATTATCAGTGCCGGAAAGCGCTGGAAGTCAAACTTATCAGAAAAGCGTTGGAATCCGGAAGTCTGAAAATAATAACGAGATACTCTATGCAGTAGACCGTCTATCCAGACTTGCAAACAGGCCACTCGAGATCATCAACAAGATTGACTCTGTAGAGACATCCAGAGTACTTGCCACTCCGATGCAAAACCAGATTAAAAAGAATCAAGATTTTAAAAAGATGTTAGGAGGTGACAGAAATTGAGTCTATCAGTTAAGTTTAACGACCAAGAACTCGGAAAGTATTTAAACGTGCTTTCTGGGTTCTCCCCATTTAGCGGGGTAGACCGCGAAACAGAACTTTTGGGCGGAGCAGAATCGTGCAAAGGGGAAGATTACGGGTATACAACTTATAAGTCCAGAACAATAGAAATGCCCTTTGAATTTGTTGGTGATATCGCAGAGAGCTATAATGCGATTCAGAAAATTTTGAATGTCGCAGAGCCGAAAAAACTTGTTTTTGGGAATTATCCAGACCGCTACTTTTATGCGATACCGGACGGAAGCCTTGATGTGACACAGGTTGCGATTTTTGGAAAAGGCACAATCACATGGCTAATCCCTGACGGGGTAGCGTACTCCACTGCAGAATTCGACTTTTATGGAGTCCAACAGAGTGGCTACCAGACAATTGCCATCCAAAACAACGGTACCGAATGGGCAGATGTGGACTACGAGATTACCCACAAGCACGAGAACGGCTTTATTGGATTGGTCAGCCAGTATGGAGTAATTCAGCTTGGGAAACAAGAAGAAGCGGACGGAGAGAACTACGAAGCGTCCGAAGAACTGTTTAACGGTTACGGCTTGTTTCAAGATGATCACGGCACCTCTCATCAAAATCCGGAGAATACCACACAAGGAACGCTGGAAGTGCGGGACGTTGCCGGATATAACGTCATGGCATTAAAAGGTGGACAGGCAACATCCGGATACTGGAATGGCGGAATGAGAACACTTACTATCCCGGTTGACAGCGAGGGCAGACGTGGGGCAAAGAACTTTTACTGTTACACGCAGCACTGGTTCGAGACTGGATTGATGGGACAGACGGGAGCACAGACTATTGCGTTTCTTACAGGGAAAAATGAAGTGATCTGCTCCATGTCTATTAACAAGAGTGATGCCACAGGTAATACGGCGCGTATCGAGTGGTTTGCCCCAGGGAACCCCTTAATCAGACGAGAGGAATTCCAGCCGACAGCCTACGAGGGCAATCCGTTTAACCTAAAAATGGGATGCCATAATGACTTTTTAAAAGAGGGAGAAAAGCTGCGGATTTTCTGGTATGGAAGTTATATGGAGCGAAACATACCAGAGATTAAGGATATGGAATGCGAAAAAATCCAAATCTGGATCGGACAGTGGGGAGACAGAAACCTCACAAACCAGTACGTCACGCACAATTATTTAAAAAGCATCCGATTCAGAAAGGACAATGTCGATAAGTATAAGGATGTGCCAAACCGGTATCGTGCTGGAGATGTGGTGTCTATAGATGGAGAGAGTACAAAGGTCTATGTAAACGGGATGCCGGCAAAAGGAGATGAGATTAATGGATCCAATTATCCAAAAGTTCCACCGGGGACAACGGAAGTCCAGTTCTGCTATTCTTCCTTTTCATCTCCACCGCCGCATATTAAAGCAAAAATACGGGAGGTATATTTGTAATGGATAACATCAGAATTGCGATTCTAAGCACAAATAACACGCCAGTAGCGTACATGGACAACGGGCATAAAAAGTCCATGCACTACTGGAATGATAAGCTACACGAATACTTACAGGGTACGGCGAATGCTTACACTTTTACGGTAAATGCAAAGCATCCAGACGCACAGCATATCAAAGCTGGGAATAAGGTGGCATTTACTTACAAGGGGAAATCACACTACTTAAACATTGTAAATACAGACAAAACAGAGCAGACGATTACTGCTACGGCATGGTCACTGTCGTTTGAGTTAATCAACGAGGATGCTGGAGAATACAAAGCTGGAAAAGCCATGAGTTTTGAAGAGTACCTCGCCGTCTTTGATGCTGAGAGAACGCTTAAATTGGGACTCAATGAGGTGTCGGACAAACGGATCACCAACGAATGGACAGGTACAACGTCCGTATTAAAGAGATTATTCTCCCTGGCTAATGTCTTTTCTGCGGAGATCGAATTTGAGACAGTACTGAACAGAGACTACTCTTTAAAAGAGATTGTCCTAAATGTATATCGGAAACACTCCGATACAGACAGCGGAGTCGGAGAATACCGGAATGACATTGTACTGCGGTACGGGAAAGGAATTACCGGAATTCGAAAAACCACAGATGCCGAGAAGCTTTACACCTGCATCCAGCCGACCGGAAAGGACGGTCTGACAATCAATGGTCTTGACAAGAAAGAATACGATGAAAACGGCAATATCGAGTACTTTACAGACGGTGCGATCATCCGCGCACCGCAGGCAAGGGACCGGTTCCCATCCAACATCGTAAATAAGGCTGATGCTTATATCCTGATGCGTAAAGAGTACGATACAGACAGCAAGGACAAGCTCTATAGCATGGCTCTGTCTGATCTTAAAACAGCATCCGAACCAGTAGTGACCTACGAGGTGGATGGATATTTTGACACCAACATCGGGGACACCGTGAGGATGCAGGATCAGGAGTGGACACCAGTGCTTTATCTACAGGCAAGAGTATCAGAACAGATCAGGAGTCTTACCAATCCAAAAGCTGCAAAGACGGTATTTACAAACTACAAAGAGCTGACATCGGAAATTTCGGACAGCTTATTACAGAGGATGCAAGACCTTATTAATAAAAATAAGGTTTATACTTGCTCTATCTCAACAAACAACGGCGTTATCTTTAAAAATGGCATCGGTAGCACTACTCTGACCGCTTACGCTTACGATAACGGCGTGGATGTGGCAGACAAGCTACAATTCCGATGGAGCAAGGATGAGTTTTATGTTGGTAAGAGCGTTACGGTAAATGCTACGGACGTGGATACAAAGGCGGTGTACTCGTTTGAGGCTATTGAAAATGGGATAAAACGTGGGTATTACGAGGTTACGATTACAGATGTAATGGATGGAGAGGATGGAAAAGACGGAGAACAGGGTCCGCAAGGTGAGAAAGGAGAACAGGGACCTCCGGGTCCACAAGGCGCTCCGGGATTGGATGGTATACAGGGTCCAAAAGGGGATCAGGGAATCCCGGGA